TTCTAATTCTTTTAATTGTGTTAAATCGATATGTTGGGTTTCTCCATTATACTTAAATTCATAATCTTTTCCATATCCTAAGATTCTAGAAGCTACCAGTAATGCATTTTTATCTCCAACTAATAACTCTTTATAATCAATATCTTTATCTACTATTAGAGATTGGATTAATTTGTCTATAACTACTCCTTTTTCAATGTAGGATTGATTTGTTAGAATATCCTCCTCTTTAGCAGTCATGTACTTCATTTCGACTTTTCCTGATGCTAATTTGGATTCTGTTGGATAAAGTTTTCCTTTTGAAGGAAGCTCTACAATTTCAGTAGGGAATTTTTGTGTTTGTTCCATAAATTTTATTAATTAAAACTAGTTCTAGATATAAATATACGAAAATAAAAAAAAAGAAAGCAACTAATTTTAGTACTTATCTATTCTCCCTTGTATATTTTCCATCCTTTAATTTCTATATTAGGTTTATTTTTTAGTCTATATTGTAATGTTGAGTATTTTAGACCTGTCATTTTAACAAGTTCCGGGTAGCTGCCTGTAGTATATTTTTCTCCTGATTCAAACATAACTGTGTAGGGTCCTTTAGCTGCTTGAGCATCCAGCCCTACTTTTCCTGTTTGCAACTCTCTTCTCTTATCAGCAAGCCGTTTTCTCCCTTCTTCAGTTATATCAGACTTCATTCCTTTAAATACTCTTGATGAGTTATTCGTATTACCTTTTTGCGCCTTAGAGATATTCTCTCTATGGGTTTTTGTTTTTTTACGCTTCCATAGAGTTTGTAGAATTCTTCTTGCTTCTCCATATTCCTCTTCTGTTAGGTTTCTTTTACCATCGTAGGAAATTCTGTGGAAAGCCCATAACATTTTTCTACCGTATATTGAGTGATCTTTCCAATACTCCGCTAGGTGTTTATGTACCTTGTAATGCTCTTCAGGAGTTAATAAAACTGTTGATGATTTCTTATTAAAAGATTTTGGAATTATATGATGTGCTTCATAATATACACCTTGATTTTTCTTTCTACCTTCCTCTAATGCCTGTCTTATTAATTTAAAATATTCGTTCATAAAAAATGCCTATTTACTTTATTATAAATAGGCATAAATTATGTAAACTAGTAATTTAGTATACAGTATTTAGTAGTTTAATACGGCATAATCCATATCAATTGTAATCTCTAACTCCACTACATCTTCAGTATCCCAGGCCAAACTACCTTGGTTAACAGAAGTAAGGAAAGCACCTTTAATAATCCATTCAGATACAATGTCTCCAACAGGTCCTAGTAGGTTTAATGTTAAATCTTTTTTATAAAAGTCAGAATATCCTGCTCTACCTGTTACTGATTCGTACCCTAACCTAGCCCATTCAAGTACTGCTTGTGCTCCAGAAGGAGTGATTGGGTCATATAGAGTCATATCCATTGTACCCCATTCTCTCTTTCCTCTAATTTTTCTATAGGAGTTGATGTGGTCTAGTTTTACTACACCGTCTTCGAAAGAAGGTGCACTTACTGATTTAACCATGAATGAAGGAATATTATCCATATACATGATAAATCTATTTTGTACTTTAGGCTCAAAAGCTCTAAACATCATTTCATTAGGGTCTAGTACTGCCATTTTATGTTTTGTTTATTATAAATATCTAAGTTATTAATTATGCTCCAAAAGTTGCTCCTGTTGGTTCGATTGTGAAATCTAATACTACAAATTCAGCTGTTTTAGCAGGTTGTATAAATATTTGACCTACTAATTGATTTCTGTCTACTACATCTGCTGTATTGTTTGTGTCATCCATTACAACTCTATAAGCAAATAATCCTTGTCTCTGAACTACTGATTCTAAGTAAGGGTTTACTGTAGCAAGGAATCTATTTCTAGTTGCTGTAGTATTTTGTTCAAATATTAGATTTCTTGATTGATCTCCAATAAATTTCTTCAATTCAATTAAAAGTCTCCTAACATTTACTCTATCTAGTGCTGAAGCTTTAGTTTGTAGAGTTTTTTGACCGAATACTGCAATTCCTTGTCCTGGGAATGTAGCTATAGGGTTAATTTTATTAGAATATAGAGTATCTCTGTGAGATCTTGTTAATTTTCTTTCTGCTTGTATCACCCCTGTGATTCCTCCTCTAACCAATCCTGCTGGTGCAAACCAAGGTGCTGAACTATTATCGTTAAAGCTGTATACTCCTGGAATTACTGTTGATGCTGGTACCCATTCATTTCTACCGGTAGCTGATCTCATCTGTAACCATGGCCAGTATGTAGCTCCGTAAGAAGAATTGTAAACTGCTCCTTCCGCTGCTGCATTTGATACTGTAGTTCCGTATGTTACTGTATCTACTATTGCGATTGAATCACCTCTTGTTTCTGTTAAGGAAAGTATATTACTTACTTGTGTTGGGTGTTCAGTACCTATTAAACCAGGTGCTGATATGATGTTAAATTGGTAATCATCTTTATTTCCTAATAATGTTATTACATTATCGTAGTCTGATGCTACAAGTCCTTGTGTATCTGTATCATCTATGTTATCAAATAACTTCGCTCCTGCTTTGATTCCTCCTTCAGCACTATGGAAAGCACCTGATGCTTCAACTGGGAGAGAACCTGTGTAAGACCCTAATGGACCAGAATTAACTGTAACTCCGTCGTTAGCTAGGTAGTTTAAAGTTTTGATATCTACTTTAGATACTCTAATATAATTGGACCTGTTTACAAATTCTCCAGATGTTTGAATATACCCGCCATCTGATGTATTGAGTGTTTGTGTTTGGTTACCGATTATTCTTTCTATATAGTTATCTGAGTTAGGATCTAGGGATAACCCGTTAAATGATTCTAAAACTACTTTAGATTTCTCACTATCATCTCCTCTCCTTACTAAAAGAGAAAAAGTACCTTGTCTTTGGTTTACATTTGAAATCTCCCATCTTAGATTGTCTACAGAACCAGAAACTAATGAACCGTCTGGATTTTCTGAACCTGGGTCTTGAGAACCGGTAGAGTTGTTAAAAATTACACCCTCTCCTATAGTCTCTATTTGGAAAGGCTGTGTTGAACCGTCTCCATAGTCTGAAGCAGATATAAATGAGTTTTCTGCTGAAGAGAACGTACCATTTACCACTCGTGTTACTAGTGCTGTTGAACCTCCTTGATCAAAATAGCTTTTAACAGCCATTGAAGTTAAAAATTCGTGTTTAGATGACCCTGATTCAAAGGTATCACCAAATCTTCTTTGATACTGTCCGTAAGATGTTACTACTGTAGGAATTTCTACCGGTCCTTTTACTGTTGGGCCTATAAAAGCAGCTCCAGCTTCAACTGGTGCAGGCTGAACAAAGGAAATATCGTTTTCTCTTTGAAATACTCCTGGAGATATGATCGATTCTGCCATGTTTAACGTTAATTTAATTTATCGTTTATAAATATTATTTTTTATCTTAAATGGCGTAAATAGTTAGTTTAACCATTTATAAATAAATAGGAAGGGAGAATCTAAAAAAGACTCTCCCGTTTGTTTCCTTTATAGCAGTTAATTCCAGTTAGTTCTTAGGTTCAGATACCATATCCATTTCGGTAGGTATAAACTCACCTTTCTCTAGGTCAATTGTACCTTTTCCATAACTTTCTTCTAGATCAGTAACTAAAGTCTGCTCTTGATTAGATGTTTCTGTGCCGTATTCGATCAACTGTCTACGTCTTTCTTCGATTTCTAGCTTTAAAACCTCTAATCTACCTAATTCCATTTGTAAATTTTGTTTACGTTGTTGAAGCTCTTGAATCTTCTGTAACTCTTCTTTTGATAACTTTCTATTCTCCATTTTAAAAATTTAATTAAATTAATGTTTTACTTAATATAATAAAGTTTATTCAATACTCCAACTATAGTTTCATTTTTCATATTTTACCCACAATCTATCAAAGCTGATATAGCACCGTTAATTATTCGGATTGCAAATTGTGTAGTGGTGTTGTAAAATCCATCATCTAATGGTGTAGTTCCTGCACTATCACTATATCCATTACTACCTACATTCAAACCATCGTCAAAATACGCCGTAGGGCCTACTCTTGTACCACAAACTGATCTAGAGTCTGTTACAGTAGAAATGATAAATGCTACTAAAACTGATCCTCCATAAAAATCATCAAATGAAATTTGACCTGATGTAGGAATGCTAGAATTGGTTGTTGTATCGGGTACAAAAGAGCCTCCTCTATAATATTCTGTGATGCTTGTAGGGTTTGTCCCTCCAAATTCATTTTGGATGTCATTTAAACTTATTTGTCCTGAGGTTTGTAAAGGCATTATTTAATTAGTTTTTTTAATTCTTCAATTTGGGATTGTTGTTCTTTAATCGCCTCTATTAATACACCAACCATATTTCCATAAGCTACCGAGTATTTATCTTCTTCAGAACCATGTACGGCCTCAGGTAATACCTTTAATACTTCTTGGGCTATAACCCCTGTATGTCTTCTTGTTTTATCATCTAAATCATTACGGGTGTAAGTATACCCATTTAGCTGTTTTATAATATCTAAAGGATTTTCAATATGCTGTATATTTTCTTTTAATCTTTTATCTGAGTTGGCTGTTATATTTCCGGTTGCTAATATGTTTCCATCCACATGGAGTCTTTGGGAGGGGCTTGTTTCATTTATACCAACAAAACCAGATCCATCTATTCTCATTCTTTCACTGGCTGTTGTAGCTGAATTGGATGGTGTAGTTGAGAAAGTTAATTCAGTACCTCCTGTAGTAGGTAAGTTAGTTCTAATACTCCTTATCTCACTATATGAAACAGTTGTTGAAGATGCTGCAGTTTGAAATCTTATCCCAGTACTTGTATTTGTAGTATCAGATGCATTGGTTACTCTCAAACCCTGTAAATAATTACCACCTGAGGTGTCTTCAACTTCTAATTTTGCTGAAGGTGTGGTTGTACCTATACCTACATCTTCACTTATAGCTACAGTCATAACAGTACTGCCACCTATTGCGAAACTTAAAGGTGTAGTATTTTTAGCTACATTAATTCTGCTATATCCTGAAGAGATAGGATTAAAAAATAATTCACTTCCACCTGATGTTGTGTTTGATAATTCAACTATTTGGTTTCCTGTAGTATTGAATGTAAATTGAGGGTTTGTAGTTGTTACCCCGTCAATTGAAAGAGTAGAAGAATTTACAATACCATCTATATCCCCTATTTTAGTTTTACCTCCAGAAGGTATATCTGTAATAGTGGTTATTCTGTTTGATGCTCCTCCTCCTATGGTAATCTCTCCATCATCTAATTGAATTTGTGTGTTTGCTGTTGTTCCTGCACCATAAGCTGTTATTAATGTACTTTTGTTACTGCTTTTTATATCTCCTACCTCTAATGTGTTAGAATCAAGAGATCTCATACCAGCTGTATTGGATGTTATAAAACTCAAAGATGTTTTGATATTCCCATCTACATCTAGTTTTTCTGAAGGGGATGTTGTATTTATACCTACGTTTCCGTTTGAAATTATTTGCATACTACTAGTATCCCCGGTTATAAATCTTATAGAGTCGTTCTGTCCTCCGTAAGATTTTCCAGAGATATCAATTCTAGGTCCTACTGTTCCTACTACCTTGTTTGTGGGACCTATCTCCCATTTAGTATTTTCAGGAGAAAAAAATCCTACAATTCTATTAAGACCTGTTTCACTTGTATCAAAAAATATATGTTCTCGTTTATCGGCAAGAACATGTACCTTGCTGGTAGGAGTAGTAGTTCCTATACCCACATTCGTTCCATTATCAAATATTTGAGAATTACCTAATGCACTTGAAGCACCAAATTTAGCTACAAAATTTTGAGTACCTGTAATATTATTTAATCTAGTTCTATCTTCTGTAGACATGAAACCAGCAGTAGAAGTACTTGCAATAGGTATTGATACATTAGTCCCTGTTGAAGATGTTATTGATCTACTATTACCACTTCCTCCTAATCCTAGATTAGTTCCTGGTACATTTATTGTAACTGTATCGTCTGTAGTTTGATTTGCATCAAAGACAGTAGTACCGGTTGCAATACCTGATGTGTTTATGGTTAACCTTCCATCTCCTATTGTAGGGGTGTTGTTAAGATTATTGTAATCTATATCTGTTAAACCGCTTCCATCTCCAATGAAAGAACCTGTATAAGATCCAGTAAAAGAACCTGTAAATGAACCTGTTGCTATTAGATCTTGAATAGTGGTTTGAGAACCCTCCACTATTATTGCCTCATTACCAAAAGTACCTATCTTTACTGTATCATCTGAGAATGCCTCAAGTACTGGTATACCTGATATGTCGTTTACAGAAAATAGTGAACCTGATAATTGGTCTGTTACTGAGAAGAGTTGTCCTTGGGATCCTTGTATATTAAGGATTGTAGAGCCTGATCCGTTTACTATCAGGCCTTTTTTTACTTTAAATTCGTTTGCCATAATGTTTTCCTTTTTTCATTGTCCAAAAGGGGTCTATTATAAATATATGATTTATAGATTAAATCGTGATTTGGTTGCGTTGTAGTTTTGTTTGATTTCTTGTTCTGTTAGGGCTCGATTATAAATTTGTACCTGGGATATCCTCCCTTTAAACTCTCTTGAAGTAGAGTGATTCCAACTACCTATTCTCATGTTAGTTTCTATGTTTGGCGGTAAACTAGGGAACGTAGGATTAAATATTGCCGGGATTTCATTGGTGTTAGTGTATAAGCTAGCGTCATTTGATGCTCTAACTACTGCTGTTACATTTACCCATTGGTTGAAAATATCTAACTCTACTATTGGAAAATTATTATGATAAAGTCCACCATCAATAGCAATATATAGACTTTTTTCATTATAATTCATAAACATTGAATAACCATTAGTACCGTTTCCCGAATTCGATTTATCTACAATTCTTTGCCACCCATCACCTGATGGGTTGTTATAAACCCATGCGTTTATTGTAAATGGTGAATTGTTTAACATCAAAATATTTGATGTTGTTATAGTTCCTAATTCAATATAATCATCCACTCCGTCAAACACAATACTTCCATTATTTTCCGAATTAAACGTAGGACCATTTGTTAAAGTACCTGTGGTATTTGAACTATATCCTACTACCGAAATTCCTTGAGTCAATTGAGGTATTCCTGAATAATATCTTAATTCACTGGCTGAAGATGGTATGTAGGCTGTTGATGGATCTCCTAATGTTACTGCTGATGAGTTTGATAGGTAGTTAGCGTCGTTAGTTCCTGCCATTTCTCCTGCTTCTAACTGACCTCCTTCAGTTGTAAAAGCTTCTATAACTAATTCATCATCTATAAAAACTTTCACTCTACCAGGATCTATTTCCCATGCCCAGGTTAATTTATGTACCTGTCCATCTGTTGGATAGTTTGAGGTTGTACCTATAGCAGCACCTGTTAAACTTGTTTCTGTATCTACACCTCCTTCTCCTACTCTTACTTTTAATAAACCGTTTTTAAATCCTATAAAATGTCCTCGACCACTACCACCTGTTTCAAATATTAGACTATCAGAAGGTGTTGAGGAAGGAAAAGTTATATCACAAGAAAAATACCCATCTTGAGCTTTTTCGGATTCTTCAGGAGCTTGTATTTCACTTGAGAAAGCAGGATATGTTCTAACAGGTGTTCCTAGAGTTAATGATGGAGGTTCTGTAGTGAAGTTTTTTTGTAAACTCTGTAAATCTCTCCATTCTGTTCCTGTACCAGGATACGATTTAGGGTTAGCTGCATCTAAATGTAATACCAGTCCGTCTGTAACTATACTAGGTCCTCCTTCAGCTGTTGTCATGTTGTTTTTATATTAAATCTTCTTCCATTGGGTGTGTCCATTCTTCAGTAGATAGAATATCTAGTATTTCTGAATGTGTGTAAGGACCTTCAGTTTGTGTTAATTCTGATGTGAAGTTTGGTTGAGTTTCTTCCCATTTTATAAATGTTTTGGTTCCGTCTACAGATTTTCTTACTGTTTCTTCAGATGTCTCTAATACTTGTGTGAAATCCACTTTGTTGAGTTGTGATGTTGGAAATATTAAATATTGTCTATTTTCGTACATGATTGTGTTTTTTTATAGATTGAATCGTGATTTGGTTGCGTTGTAGTTTTGTAGGATTTCTTGGTCTGTGAGTGCTCGGTTGTATATTTTAATGTTTGATATTTTACCACTGAAGTCAGTGTTATTTGAATTATGACTGATCATTCTTTCTCGTGATGATGTGTTGAGTGCTCCACTTACACTTCTATTTACACCGTCTGGTTGATTGTTGCTAGTACCTTTTAAAATACCGTTAATATAGATTTTAGTTTCATTTCCATTATACGTACCTGTACAGTTTACCCACTTATGTACCACTATATTTAAATTATCTTGACCAAAAGCGGAACCTACTATATATTCATTAGCGAGTGTATTATCAACTGTGGTGATAGGTCTTTCTCGATTTTCTTGATTAATACTTCTAATTCCAAAAACAATATACTGTCCATTAAAGTTATTAGAGTAGTAGGTTGGATTTTCTACATGGCTAAAAAACATATTAAACACACTCTCTTCACCTGATGAACTATTATCGTCAGCATTAATTAAGTAGTACCTTCTATTATTCTCCTTTAGTAATTGAGAAGGTTTAACCCAGGTAGAAACAGTTATTTCATTCCAACCGTTACCTAGCGAATTATTAGAACTCGCATAATCATTAACACCATCAAACACAATACTCCCATTATTACCACTATCAAAAGTAGGACCATTAATTAAAGTACCACCATTTCCATTACCACTTAGATCACTCCAAGTAGTACCTGTACCAGGATAAGATTTAGCATTAGCAGCATCTAAATGTAGTACTAATCCGTCTGTTACTATGTTAGGTCCTGTGTACATGTTTTATAGATTAAATCGTGATTTGGTTGCGTTGTAGTTTTGTTGGACTTCTGATTGAGTTCTAAATTATTTTGTTGCCATTTTTTATTTAATTTTATGATTCAAATCTTGATCTTTGAGCATTATAGTTTTGAATAACCTCATCATCACTGAGCTCTTTATTATATATCCTAGTATTAGCAATACTACCACCAAAGTTATAACTGTTGTTGTTGTTGTATCCAGATCCTATTGAAACTCTCACAGGATTAGGTATTGTTCTATTTGTGAAGGTTCCATTGAAAACAGTCATTTCTTTTTCTTCACCGTTTATCCACATTTTAGCATCACCGCTTCTACTACTCCAGTTATTTGGAAAAAATATTACTAAATGGATCCATTTATTTGATAAGCCTTGATTAGAAGTCCCATACAATAAAGAAGATCCGTTGTTAATTCCTATTCCACCATATCTTATCCAAATATCCAGAGGTATATCAAACCAACTAAAAGGCATTTCATTATCTGATCCGTTCCATTTAAGAAATTGTTCTACTGTATTTCCTTCTAAAGAGTTGGTGTTAATGGGAACATTATTTACGATTGTTGTATCGTTTCCACCATCAAACTGAATAATACCCGAATTATTACTATTAAAAATAGGACCATTAATTAAAGTACCATTATTTCCATTACCACTTAGATCACTCCAAGTATTACCTGTACCAGGATAAGATTTAGTATTAGCAGCATCTAAATGTACTACTAGCCCATCTTTTACAATACTAGGACCTCTATGAAAACCCATTTTATCTATTTTTTATAATGAACCTGTATCTTGTGTTTCTTCTTCTGAAGATGGTAGTGG